ATACAAGACACCAATGACCCGCGAGATAGCGGTTTTCCAACTGAGTACAGGGAATTGTCATGGCAATTTTCAATAAGAACACCCTGACACAGGTCAGCGGGTTCGACAACCCCATCATTGCGGGCGAATTGGTCTGGGACCAAAGAACGTATTGGAACCTTGTGTTCCGCAACAGCGTCACAAATCTCCCCGTAGACATCAGCACAGCAACCATTGACGCGACTATTGTCCGGCGTAGGCTCTCGAACATCCAAGATTCCCGCACCGGACTGACGTTTGACATTGCGAATTACACGCCTACACCCGACACTATCCCGATGACAATTTCCAACATCAACGGACCCGCAGGGTCTTGCACGTTGGTTATTGACGACACCGTGTGGGATTTGATTAACAGCGACCCTGAGTTGGAGATTAACGCTGTAGACCCCGTAGGATTCAGCGGACGCATCAAGGTGTCATTCCCGGCCTCAGGGCCTACACCCGAGGATGACCTAATCATTTTCTTGCTGTTCTTGGTGCGTTCTGACGGGGTCATTGTCATATGAGTTCCGTAACAGTCGAATTACAAGATGCCAATAACCTGACGTTGTTGGTCACGCCACAGCCGACTGTTCAAGCAACAATCGACCGGGGCATTGCCGGACCGACTGGCTCTACGGGTCCTACGGGGCCTACGGGCAGTGCCGGGCCGACCGGGGCAACCGGACCTACAGGCTCAACCGGAAACACCGGCTCAACTGGTCCTACGGGTCCGACTGGTGATGTTGGCCCAACCGGTCCGACCGGCAACCAAGGCGACCAAGGCAACATCGGTCCCACAGGACCCCAAGGCATTCAAGGTATTCAGGGCGTACAAGGCGTACAGGGTAATACCGGGGCTACTGGCCCCACTGGAGCGACTGGAGCAACTGGAGCGGGTGGCGCACTCGGCAACTTTGGTTCTTTTTACGATACAACCGACCAAGCCGGTCCGCTGACGGCCCAAGTCGTTGCTATTGGAAGCACAGCGTCCGGTTCGGGTGTTAGCCTGTCAGGGACAGGCCGGATTGTTATAGCAAACCCCGGAACATACAAACTGACATACTCGTTGCAGTTGGTCAACATAGACAACGCAATTCACTATGCTGATATTTGGCTGAAATACAACGGCTCAAATTACCCTGATAGCAACACAAGGTTCTTTGTCCCTGCGCGTAAAAATTCAACAGAGTTTGGTTACGCTGTAGCAACAGTCGATTTCATTGGAACGTCAACAGCGGCAAACGACTACGTTGAGTTGTTTTGGGTCGCTAGTGATGTAAATGTTTCGATTGAAACTATTGCCGCATACGATGGCGTACCACAAACACCGGGTGTCATCGTCAACGTGGCGCAAGTCATGTACACCCAACTTGGCCCAACAGGGGCAACGGGTCCTACGGGCTTTGGCGCGACAGGACCTACCGGGCCTACAGGCTCAACAGGCTCAATCGGCCCTGCGGGTCCGAGTACAGTGATTTCAAACCTTGACGGCGGCCTACCTGATTCAAACTATGGTGGCATTACAAACATTGATTGTGGTGGAGTATAAAAATGGCAGTTCAAATTCAATATCGTCGCGGCTCTACTGCTGATTGGGCAACTGTTAATCCTGTCTTGGCTATCGGTGAACCGGGCTATGAGACAGACACAGGCAAATTCAAAGTCGGTAACGGCACAACAGCGTGGAATGCGTTGCCATATTCATCTGGTCCCACAGGACCCACTGGAACAACCGGCGCGACTGGCGCGACAGGCCCAACTGGTGCTGTAGGTGCTACCGGTCCTACTGGCGCGGTTGGCGCAACAGGGCCTACGGGCGAACAAGGCCCAACTGGTCCTCAAGGTATTCAGGGTATTCAAGGTGTTCAAGGTATCCAAGGCCCTACAGGTCCTACTGGCGCACAAGGTATTCAGGGTGTCACAGGCCCCACTGGTGAAGTCGGACCTACAGGCCCCCAAGGTATTCAAGGCGTAACCGGTCCCACGGGCGCGGTCGGTCCTACTGGTAGCACACCATCTGCGGGCGGCGCGAACACACAAGTTCAATTCAACAACGCCGGTGCGTTTGCGGGTTCGGCCTCATTCACGTTTGACGGCACATTCCTGACTGTTGGCGGCATCAAGGACTCAGCCCTGACCAATGGTCGTGTAGTGCTTGCCGGTGCTTCAGGCTTGCTGACAGAGAGTGCTAACCTGACATTCGATGGCACGACACTGCTGTCTACAGGCCTCAACACAACCGGTAACACAACGCTTGGCGACACATCCGGCGACACAATCACAATCAACGGCACAACAACATTTACAAACGTAAACCCCATTTTGTCAGCGGGTACTGCTAACGGCGTTTTGTACTTGAACGGCTCCAAGGTTGCCACAAGCGGCTCTGCGTTTACTTTTGATGGGACTACGCTTGGCGTAAATAATGGCGTAGCTGGCGGGACTGCGCTGTCTTTGACAGGAACATACGCAGGGTCTGGAACTGTAAATCTTTTGACTTTTCAACGAGTAGGTGGTGCAGTTGCAGGTGCATTGAGATATAGCGATGACAATCCTTTTGGCATGATGTTTGGAACAACGACAAGTCATGCACAAATATTCATGACTGCCAATACTGAGCGTATGCGTATCAGTAGCACAGGTGATGTAGGTATTGGTACAAGTTCGCCTAATGGAAGGCTAGAAGTAGTAGGAAGCACTGGCGGAAGTTTTAATGGTTGGTTTAGAACTGGTGATGCAACTGCCGCAAACAACGCTGGTGGTGGCTTTTACAATACCTCAAGCGCAACTGCTACAAGCCGTTCGGCAATCATGGCGTTGGATGCTCAAATGAGCGGTGTCGGCGATGTAGTCCCCGACATGAAAGGGATAGTGAAACATAAATTTTCTCCGTCTGTCCTCCGCTGAAGAAACACCGGAAAGTGGGGAGGCTCACTGTTCAAACTGCTCATGACTTCAGTTCTATCCGGGTTCGGTTGAAATTATGCCCCGGTCCCGCGCACCTCGGAAAATATATTTTTTTCTAACACGAAAATGCGAGGTGCAACGATTGCGATGACCCCGAACCGAATATGCAAGCAAAGCACAAAATTGCTTAAACGTGCGATTTTTGCTGTTCTTGCGCATGACCAGGGAATTCCCTTGATTTCAGAATTTGCACATTCCCCTACGTTTTAGTTAACTATAAAAAAAGTCCTTGCCGGTTTTATTTTTAGCATCAGAATTAAGCCCATGCCCCGAACGTCTTGGGGTCTTTAAAAGGAACCAAAATGGCCTACTCTGTTGAAATCACTCCCACAAAAACATACGCTACTGTTGAGAACGCTCACAAAGCCGTAGCAAAAAAATACCCACACGACCCATTAGCCTTTCACAGCGAATTGCGCTACTTCATCATGACCCACACAGACGGTCGTTTCTTCCCTGTGTTCATCGGTACAAAAGCCCTTCACCACGGCGTTCACTTCCACTTCAACATCATCGCCTGATGACTCATCTTGAAGCCCGTACAGCGGGCTTTGAGATGTGCCAACCGGTACATCATAACTTTGCCCCTCAGGGGTCTTTATTACAGGAAACTAAAATGGCTCACTTAATTGAAACAAACGAACTCACAGGCAAGTCTGAGATTGCTTATGTAGGCGCGAAACCTTGGCATGGCCTCGGTCAGGACCTCTCCCCCAATGCCCCCATCGAGGTGTGGCGCAAAGAGGCCGGTCTTGCTTGGGACGCTGAGGTCACTCCCGTGTTGTTCAAGCCCAATGACGCTTTGTCCTCAATGGTCGCTGTCACAGGCCGCAAGGTCATCTATCGCAACGACACAAACAAGCCTTTGGGTGTCGTAACAGACCGTTACCGCATTCACCAACCCGGTGAGATTCTCGACTTTTTCAACACGCTTGTGACCTCAGCCGGTTTTAGCCTTGAGACAGCCGGTTGTATCAGTGGCGGCAAGCGCATCTGGGCCTTGGCTAACGTCAACAAAGAGGCTTGCGTGTTAGGCGATGACGCTGTGCGTGGCTACCTGTTGCTGTCGACAAGTTTCGATGGCTCAACAGCGACTATGGGCCAGTTCACCAGTGTCCGTGTCGTGTGTAACAACACCCTGTCGATGGCTGACCGTGAAGCCGCCCCAAGCCGTGTGTCTATCACTCACGGTGCGCGTTTCGATGCAAGCATCATGCGTGACAAACTCGGTTTGGTTGTAGGCGGGTTCGAGGGAATGATGGACAACTACCGCAAGTTGGCCCGCGCCGGTGTTAACAGCAACTTCGTCAAGGGTTTCTTGACAGAGTTGTTCCCACCTACAGAGCAGTTGGTCAAGGTCCCCGGTGTTGCTCAGAAACAGATTCTCATGTCTGACAGCCGTTCATACCGCAAGGTGTTGGAGTTGTTCGATGGCAAGGGTATGGGTTCAGACCTCAAGGGCGCGAGTGGAACCAAGTGGGGCTTGTTGAACGCTGTCACACAGTATGTAGACCATGAGCGAGGCCACAACGCTGACACCCGCATGAGCAACGCATGGTTCGGTGATGGCAACCGTCTCAAGTCCCAAGCAGAGGCTTTGTTGTTGGCTTAATGAACGGGGCTTCGGCCCCTCAAAGGAAACAAAATGAAACATATGACAGAACAAGAGTTTGAATCTATCAAGTGGAATGTGATTTGGTTCGCTGTGTATGCCGTAGGCATCGCAGTGGTTGTCCTCGACTTGTTTGTGTGGAGGCCCTAATGGACTGGCAATTCGAGATGACCTTGCCCTCCACGGGCGATGAGGTCCTTGTTGAGTATGAGTATGTTGCGGGTGACCCCTCTGTGGGGTTGTCTGAAGGCTTCGACTATTCACTCAGCACTGACGAGGGTGAAATCATGTACGCACTTACTGAGGAGGACTATGAGGAAATTACCAACACCATCCAAGCCCACTTTGAGTTGCAACGTCAAGCAGACGCTGACGAGGCCGCCATTGCTAGATGGGAGAGCAACAATGACTGAGTTCACCACAACCAAGTCCGGGATTGTCATTGGGTCCCGGTTCAAAACGCCCAGAGTAATGTCTGATGAGGACTTATTTTGGCAAGCCGTTCTGTTGGGGGTTGCATGACCTACGACTACAGAAAAATTGTCGATGACGCTGAGTTAATCGCAAGACAAAAATTACACGGGATGCCTCGGGAGGACATTTTGGCCTATGAGGTTGGCGTGTTGAGAGCAGTTATTCAAACCCTCTGTAGCCTGTTGGAGAATGAGGAAAAAATAACTGAGAAGCAAAAAGAAATCATTGAAATTTACAAAAGGACACGAAATGATTGAAGTAGTTGAACCCACATCGCACATAGACGCTAATGACGATGCTGTTGTGTACAGCGCATTTGTTCGCGCACAGCGCAAATTTAAAAAAGCCTTGAAAAAAGTCGAGAACAGTCACCTCAAGAGCCGCTATGCGGACCTCTCCGAGTGCATTGACGCTGTGATTGACGGCCTACATGACGAGGGCTTCGGCCTTACCCAGTGGGCTGAGACAAAGGACAACGGCGTGTTTGTTAAGACCGTCATCATCCATGAGTCAGGCGGCCTGTTGGTCCTTGGCGAGTTGCACTTGCCTGTGGCTGATTCCCGCCCAACAGCCTTTGGTAGCGCATTGACCTATGCCCGCCGTTATTCCCTGATGGCAAGTTTTGGCCTCGCACCAGTAGACGATGACGGCATGGCGGCCTCTGTGAAAACAGAGTTCATGCTCCCGGAAAACGTTTTGGCAGACCACCTCACCAACATCATGTCCGCAACAGACGGTGAAAGCCTCAAGGTTGCGTATTTCGCCGCCTATGAAGCCGCCCGCAATGACCTTGTGTCGCAAAAGAAAATCATTGCCGCCAAGGACAAAAAGAAAAAGTCATTGGGAGATAAATGATGGACAAAAAAGAAATGTTAGATCAACTTGCATTCAGCGTAATGATTTCGCAAGTAGAAAAATTTGGCATTACAAACCCACACGCAATGGCTTCATCAGCATATCGTTTAGCCACAGAAATGTTGGACCGGCGTGATCTTATCCACGCGGAATGGGAACGAGATGAAGAACAGCAACGCTTATTCAAAGCCGCTGATTTGCACGAATTGAATTTGCCAGTCCGGTATTTCAATTGTTTAAGGTCAGAGGACATTTATACAAAAGAACAGTTGTGCCATTGGGACATACGGGATTTGCGGAAGATTCCTAATCTTGGCGCGAAAGGTGTGCGACTTGTCCGGGAGGCATTAGCAGAATCCGGTTTAAAACTGAAAGGTGAAGAATGATGGAACAAAGGACAGATGACTGGTTCACCGCCCGTTTGGGCAAGGTGACAGCCTCGCGCATCGCAGACGTTGTCGCCAAGACCAAGACAGGGGTATCTGCAAGCCGGGGCAATTACATGGCTCAGTTGATTGTCGAACGTTTGACAGGAAAGCCTGTTGAGTCGTTTAGCAGTTCTGCTATGCAGTGGGGTACGGACACCGAGCCATTGGCCCGGGCCGCCTACGAGATGGCGACTGACACGATGGTGGAGGAAATTGGCTTTGTTGAGCATAGGTCAATTCCGATGTGTGGGGCATCTCCGGATGGTCTTGTAGGTGAAGATGGCTTGATTGAAATCAAGTGCCCTAACACCGCCACACATATCGAAACCCTTGTCAACGGGACAATCGACAACCGCTATGTGTTACAGATGCAGTGGCAAATGGCTTGCACAGATTGCATATGGTGCGATTTTGTGTCATTTGACCCACGAATGCCTGAAGCCCTCCAGATGAAAATCATTCGCGTCAACTTCAACGAGATGCTAGTGGCTGACTTGGAGAATCAGGTAGAACAGTTCTTGTATGAAGTGCAGGAAAAAGTAAATTTTCTCAACAACCTTAAGGAAAACAATGGCTAAGACCCTAAAAATCGTGAAAGCATCCATCGGTACATACACCGACAAGGACGGCAAGGAAAAGAACCGCTACCGCACCATTGGCAGTGTCATCGAGACACGCGCCGGTCAGATGTTGGTTCTTGACCTGATGCCCTTCAAAAACTGGGATGGCAGAGCATTCCTGAACGACCCTGAACCTGAGGCCGAACAGCAAGAGCAAGAGCCGCAGTACTGATGTGGCGGTGGGGTTTGTAGCCCCACCCCGCACCGGCATTACCAGTTTTAACCCGAGAGGTCAACCAATTTGGTCGACAAGCAAATTGGATTGATCTTTGTTCCGAACCATAGTAAACGCTTCATATTGGAAAAAAGCCGAAAAGGACATTACATGACACGCTACACAGACCTGATAGCAGAGAACCGAGAACAATTCTCAGACGAGTTTGTTGAGTGGTTCCCCAAGAACGACCACATTTGGAAACTGTTTGTGCGCGAAACCTTTGCCGTAATTGGTGTAGGCTTCAAGCACTATTCAGCAAGGACCATCATCCATTTTTTACGTCACCACACAGCCGTGATGGAACGGTCCCTCTCAGGGTTCAAGGTCAGCAACAACTGCTCACCTTACCTTGCCCGCCTGTTTGCCCTTGCCTACCCTGACAGGGCCTACATTTTCAGATACAAGCACACGCCCAAGGCTCACAAGGACAATCGTGGCCGCCGCGAGAATCACGACTTTTTTGAGGATGAAGAATGAAATACATCACAGGAATTTTGCTTTGGAATTTCGGCATGTTGTTTTTGGGATTTGTTTGCCGCATCAACTACGAGATTTTTATGCTTGGTTGGGGGTTGCTGTGACCCGGGCCGCAATCGTTGCACTGAGCACGTTTTTGCTGTGTTCTTGCGCAAAACCTCCGGGTTGGGTTGCGGCCTCTTTCAATGCAAACGACCCCTGTCAATCCCGGAACCGGCCCGCATTTTGTGGGGCCAGTCAGGTAACAGGGGTCATCCGAACACCGGCGGGTCAACCGGTGTTATTCATCACAAAACCTTAGGCAAACACCCGGGTTCCGGTCTTGTCAATGATGAGGGCTTGCTTGCGCGGTGCGCGGGCCGCCTCGTTGGGGATGCTGATGTGCGTCCACCGGTCAAACTCACGAATCACTTGGTCATAACCGAGGTCTGAGGCAATGACAGCCCTCACGACTTCATCAGGCGTCATGCCCGGGACACGAATGTCAGCCGCACAGCCAATGCGGTGTTGAGAGGTGTCCTTGCTTCCTACAGCATCGTTTACTGCTTTGGACCGGAACGCACTATTGACCATAATCGGCTTACCGCCAAGTAAGGTCTTGAGGTCTTCAAGGAATTCAGCCAGTCTTTGAATGTTTGCTTGTTCAGTTTCATTTGGGATGTTCTCCAGTTCACGGTGGTCCGTGTGTGTCAGTTCTTCAAGAGTGAAGTGCGGTGTCAAGTTCATTTTTTAACCCTGTCTGCTATTTTCTCCATAGTCCTTCCACCGAAATAGAACGACATTACCAACATACCCCATTGGCCTAACAACTCAACATAAGCCCCACGGGTTTCGTATTCAAAGATTGAAGCAACGGCAAAGCCGCTGTAGGCCGCCAACAGGAAAATCAACGTCATAGGACGAATGTTTTTTGACAGCCAAGAATCGGAGGCCATGTCAGCCTCTGCTCGGCGTGTCACGTTTTCTTGTTCGACCTCATACATCTTGGCCTCATTAGCGAGTTTTGCCAACTCGCCGTCTTGGACCATCTTTTGTAGTTCAAGCTGTGCTTTTACCTTCGCTTCCGGGTCCGGAATCAGCTTGTCTACGAGTTTCGTTCCGATACTCAAAATCGCATCTAAACCCATCATCTTTGCTCTCCTTCTGTTTGTCTGTGTCGTCTTGGTTCAGTTTGATACCACTCAGGAACCCAATCATGCCGCCTATGAGTGTGGAAAAAGCCGGTGAAATCATCTTGAAAATTTCTGCGTTGTCCACTTCCTTGGCCCACAAGCCCAACATAAAGCTGACCACCATGCTTAACACGGAGATACACAGGGTGAGGGTCACGCAAATTGTGACCGTGTAGACAAGTTTGTCCTTGGTGTTTTGCATAGTACCTCTCAGGCCAACTCATATGAAAATCTGAAACCTTCTTTTGTTGGTATACATCTCCAACTCAAGCGTATTTTGCCTTGCCTTCTTGTTGTACAACTCGACCTCGTAAGCCTCTGTCTTGCGTTCAACCTTGTTGGCTTTCATTGCTTCCCTGTACTCGCCTTCAACACGCTCAACAGCCTTAGCAAACGCCACAGCCTTCACATCGTATGGGCTTGGGTGTACAAAGGGATACCACTTGTCCAGTCCAATCATTTTCCCCTCTCAATCTTGTTGTAGAGGGTTATAACTCTTTGTCGTAATTCCGGAGTGTCGGCTGTACCGGCCCAATCAGGCAAATTGTTCCAGATGTTGACGAGTTGTTCTTTGCTACAGCGTTCACCATTGTCCTGTAGCCACTTCAACAGATTGTGATGACGTTCGGACGGGTTGTGTACCGTGTACCCGATGCCATAAAACTCAACAACGTTGCAACCGCTTTGTGCGGAAACCAACATCACACCTGTCAACAGGATGACCACAAGCCATTTCATGGTCATCCCGGTTCATATCACTTTGGCAGATGAGAGACAGAGGCCCAAATTACCCCTGCCATAGATACCAACATAATCCCGGCTGTCTTGAGCAGAATGCCCTCAAGTCGTTTCAAGCGGGCGTTGATTTGCTCGTACCGCAGGGCGCAGACCGCTTCGTGACTGTTCAACCGCGCTTCTGTTTCCGTCATTGTCGACATCTGTAGCCTTCATTAGGTCCCGGTTCGATAACAGCCGGGCGTCTGTGGGGTTAAATTTTATGGCATCCTCTAAATGTTGTCTTGCCAATTCACCCCATCCAAGGTTCCAAGCGGCAATGCTTGCGAGGTCGTGAGGTTTCTCTGTCCACACGCTTGGGTCCATCGTGTACACCAAGGCTTTGTCCTTGATTTCGAGGGCCTTCTGACATCCGTAGAAACACGTATGCCAGTCGTGGCGCATATAGGCAAACATCGCCAAGTCAACCCAAGGCTCACGGGTGTTAGGGGCCTCTGCACAGGCCATCTGGTAATACTTCATAGCCTCACTGGGGTTGTTCAAGTTCTCATAGGATTTGCCGAGCAACCTCAATGCGTAACAGCGTTCATTGGGCCATGTCGCGCCGGGCAGTGCTAGGTATCTGTTGAGTGCTGTAATGGCTTCTTGCCAACGTCCGTAGAAAGTCAATTCACGGGCATGGTAGAACGCATTGCGCGGACACTCTTTGTCCTCTGCCACCGCTAGTTCAAGCAAAGGCATGTACTGGCCTCGGGATTTGGTTGGGTCAGGGTGATGGCTGACCAAGAGCATATCGCTGTGCGCGTACACCTCTACGGTGCGGGCGTCAGGTCTTGGGTATTCGTGAACAGGGTGATGCCAGTGATACCCTGTGCGGTGATGGATTTTTTCGTAGTAGAAGCTGATGCCACAGCCCCAATCAAACTTGTAGCGCAGACGGGTTGTGTTGTCCTTCCACACACGTTCAATTTCCTCTCGCCATCCCGGTTCAAGGACCTCATCGAGGTCGAGAGAGATGCACACATCAAAGTCTCCGGGGATGAGATTGAGTGCTGTGTCGCGGGCCTTATCGAACCGCCAAGGCTTGACGGATATGTCAAATACTGAAGCACCGTTTTCGATTGCTCTCGCAACAGTTTCGTCTGTTGAGCCGGTGTCCGCTATCAGGATGAGGTCAGCGTCTTTAGCAGAGTCGCAAAACCTGTGTACAAACTGTTCTTCATTTTTGCTGATAGCGTATACAGCGATTTTGAGTTTTCTTGTCATATATTGTGTTTTCTTTAGGTTCGATAGTCGTTCGGTTGACCACCGTGTTTTTTGATTATGTTGAAGATTCTAGTGTCATCTTCCAAAGCCATCAACTCATGTGGCTCACCGGGCCTGAAATCAAGAATTTGCCCCGCTGTTGCTTCTTTTTCCCAATCGTGTGAGTAGGCTTTTATTTTGCCTCGCGCAACGATTGTGATGTGAACATCGTCTTCTGTATGGTTATGTTTAGGCAAAACATCCCCTGCTTTTTCAAAGTCATACATGATGCCTTTGATATCGCCCAAATTTTCAAGAGATTTACCCAATAACATCTGGTGCTGTCCCCGCTGTATCTGTTGTAACCCAACTTCCATCAGCTAATTGAACTGGTTTGAATGGGAACGGTACAGCAAACGGGTCTGAAATAACTACAGATTCCAACTGTGTCAAATATGTCTGCCACATAGTTTTTTCTTCGGGTTCAGTAGCCTCAATTATTTTTTGACGTGCATCTGATTTTTTCCCGTTCCAAACAGCATTGATGTATTCAACTTGTTGTTGTATTCGAGTTTCTCTTTCCTCGCCAATCATCTCGCGAACAGTCCAAATATCTTTGACAATACCGTCAACCCATTGGTATGTAACTTCCTCCACTTGCAATGGGCCGCATTCTCGGGGCTGTGCAACACGTTCAAACACCGCAAATTCAGGCGGTAAATTGTTGACATCTATGTCAGGAAAAGCTTGAACAAAATTGTCAAACAGGATGGGATGTTCATAAGGCTGACCGTCCCTAATTTGAATGAACAAACGCATTTATACAATCTCCATTATTGGTCTGCCGTATTGGTTGACGGATATGAACGAGTGTTTCCGGGCCACATAATTCGAACGCCTCCGTGACCGCCCTGACCGCCGCCATATCCGCCTCCGCCGCCACCGCCCGGCGTGTTATAAGGTCTACCGGCAATGCTCGGGCCTGTAGAGTAGAAAGGCCCTGCCCCAGATGGCCCTCCTCCAGAACCGGCTCCTCCTGTGCTGTGATTATTGTTGGGAGGATAAGTGTTTCCACCTAAACCTGCCGCGCCATCAGCACCCTGACCTTTCAATCCTACAGCACCGCCACCTCCGCCGCCAGAGCCAGAACCGCCGCCTCCACCCGCGCCGCCTGTACCCGCAGATACTCCGGTATTGTTGGCAAAATTAGTGCCGCCGTTTCCGCCGTTACCGGCATAACCTCCCGCACCGCCTCCGCCGCCATCGCCATTGTTTGCGCCGCCATTTCCGCCATAGCCGCCAAATGTACCGCCATAACCCGGACCGTCCCAAGAGCCATATCCCGGAGAATTTCCACCGCCTTGACCGCCGGTTGCTTGAATGCTAAATGTAGGAATTCCTGAAACACCGCCATTTGTTCCCGGCGTGTAATTATTGATATATGTACAGCCGCACCAATAACTATTGTTTTGACCACCATTGCCGCCCGCGCCAACTATTACGTTGTAGGTTTGAGTAGCAACAACAGTTATGTTATTCCTGTACCTCAAAACACCTCCAGACGCACCGGCGGCACTTGAATCTCCGTTGCCTCCACCGCCCCCTGCGCCAACAACAACAACTGAAATAGAGCTAACCCCGGCAGGGCAAACCCATGTATATGTGCCATTGGTCGTATAAACAGCTTGCCTTCCATACAAAGCCGTAATAGTTCCACTTGGAGAACTAGATGCGCTGTTTCCAATCGAATTTGTACAGTACACAGTAAACGTATATGCTGTACCAGACGTCAAACCGGTCATTGTGATCGTGCCGGAACCGGATTGAGAAACAGATGTTGTAATACCGCCGGGCGATGACACGGCAGTGTAAGAGGTTATCGTTGCTCCGCCATCACTTGATGGGGCAGTGAATGAAATAACAGCAGTGCCACCATTACCCGCATACGGTAACGCCGCAGAAACGCCCGTGGGCGCACCGGGAACAGATGTGCTACTTTTGCCATAAAAATTTGTTGGCATTGTGATAGCACCTGAGGACACTCCCGCTAAAGTTCTAACGGTAGTGTCATTCATCGAAATTTGCGCAGTAGCAGATTGACTTAACTCCAAAGCAATTGATTGCCCTGAAGTTGAACCTCCAAGACTTATCGGCCCTGACGTATTCAAAGTCATTGTTTGTTCTCCAAAACTTCAATTCGTTTAACCAATTCTGCAACAGCCGCAAGAGCCAGTGCGCTAAGTTTTTCATAGTCAACCGCCAATGAACCATCGGGGCGCGTACGAACCGCAACAGAGAAATGGGTCAATGCGTCTTGGGCAATGATACCGAAATCATGCTTTTGCACAAAATAACCATCTTCGCCACCATGTTCGGCAATATAGGAATCTTTCCAATCAAACAACTTTCCGCCAATAGCCGCCGCTGTTGCCGCCGCATTTGGAATGTTTTGCACATTTTCTTTGAACTTTATGTCAGAAGAATAGTATGCGGTGATGTTGTTTGTTGCGCGAATTTCACCTGCTGTTCCTGAGGCCGCCGTACCAACACCAAAAGAATTTACTTGGTAGTTGTTGCCAGTTGCTAACGCATTAGCCGTAGTAGCCGTAGTAGCTGTGGTAGCTGTAGTAGCGGTTGTCGCTGTAGTGGCATTGCCACTCAATGCGGCGGTAATCGTACCCGCACTAAAATTTCCTGAAGCATCACGAGCCACAATCGCAGAAGCGGTATTGAGGTTTGTCGCTGTTGTATTTGCATTGGCTACGCTTAAAGTTCCACCAAGCGTCAAACTTCCGCTTGAAGTAACCGTGCCTGTCAAAGTTAAACCGCTAACTGTCCCTGCTCCGGCAACTGATGTGACTGTACCGGTTGTTGAACTCGTGCCCGCACCAATTGCGGTCCGGAATGTAGCCGCATCTAACGTAGATACTGTGTTGTCGGCGTTTACGCGAACAAACGTAATTGCGCTTGGGTTGGTGACCGTGTAGAAGTTTGCGCCTAATGTTGTCGCGCCCAAACTTGTACGGGCCGCCGCCGCTGTTGTTGCGCCAGTACCGCCATTAGCAATAGCAACCGTTCCTGATACATTTGTTGCGGTTGTAGCCGTAGAAGCATTACCGTTCAATGCCGCCGTGATAGTCCCTGCGCTGAAGTTGCCTGAAACATCGCGCTGAACCAAAGCAGAGGCTGTGTTAGCGGAGGCCGCAACCAGTGACGTACCCCAAGCTGTTCCAGTAGAAACCGCAACGCCGCTTCCGGGATATGTTGTAGGTCCCGTAGGTCCTGTAACGCCCTGTATGCCCTGTATGCCTTGAATGCCTTGTGGCCCGGTAGGTCCAACAACTCCCTGTACGCCTTGTGCGCCAGTGGGTCCTGTAGGTCCGACCGCGCCAGTAGCACCGGTCGAGCCAGTGGGTCCCGTTGGGCCAACTACGCCCTGAATTCCCTGAGGTCCAGTGGGTCCTACTACGCCTTGGATGCCCTGTGCGCCAGTAGGTCCTGTTGGGCCAACATTGCCTTGTGAGCCTGTTGGTCCAACATTTCCTTGTATTCCTTGAACGCCTTGTATACCTTGTGCGCCTGTTGGTCCTGTTGGCCCGACAACACCTTGAATTCCTTGTGCGCCGGTAGGTCCGGTAGGTCCTTGTGCGCCAGTTGCGCCAGTTGCTCCGGTGGAACCGGTTGGCCCCGTGGGTCCGACTTCACCTTGAATTCCTTGAGGGCCTGTAGGTCCGACAGCACCAGTAGAACCCGTTGGCCCGGTGGGTCCGACTTCGCCTTGAATGCCTTGTACGCCTTGGGGTCCCGTAGGTCCGACTTCGCCTTGTACGCCCTGTACGCCCTGAATTCCTTGAGGTCCTGTTGGGCCTGTAGGACCGACAATACCTTGTGAGCCGGTGGGTCCGGTGTTACCAACAGCACCAGTGGGGCCTGTTGGACCGGCAACAGTCGAATCCGCGCCAGTAGGGCCAGTAGGGCCAACAACACCGACAGATTGCAAAACAGCAATCAAAGGATGGTTGTTTGCAAAACCGGTTGTGCCTGTACCGCTAGATGTAGACAGCGTGACAGGGCAAGTTACAGAAGTGTTTGGCACTGATGTTGGGTCAGCAGTCAAAATCCATTTCTGGTAATTGTTTGAATCTGTCGAGTCTTGCAACACAACACTGTCACCGGTTTTCAAAAACGTCAAGAACAAGTCAACGTCAATACCGTTGCTTGTCAGGTGACTGAAAACAAGTGATGTTGCTGAAGTTTGTGTTGCGTTATTCCAATACACATCACCCGAGTTAGGAGTCCCTGTGGTTTGTGTTGTATCAGCCAAGTATTGGTAGAACGATGACGATTGACCGTCAGCACCTGATGCGCCTGTAGGACCGGTTGGGCCGACCACAGTTGAGTCCGCGCCAGTTGCGCCTGTTGGACCGGTTGGGCCTTGTACGGTCGAATCCGCGCCTGTCGGACCAGTGGGGCCAACTTCGCCTTGTGCGCCTTGACTTCCTGTAGGTCCAACATTTCCCTGAACGCCTTGAACGCCCTGAATGCCTTGTGCGCCTGTGGGACCAGTAGGTCCTACAACAGTTGAATCAGCACCAGTAGCACCGGTTGGTCCTGTTGGGCCTGTGTTGCCAGTAGAACCGGCAGAGCCAGTCGGTCCTGTAGGACCCGCCGCACCCGCATCACCAGTTGCCCCTGTTGGGCCGGTGTTACCTACGGAACCACTTGAACCCGTAGGGCCTGTTGGTCCCGCCGCGCCAGTTTCGCCTTGCAAACCTTGTGGGCCAGTTGGTCCGACATTTCCCTGTAAACCCTGTGAACCCTGAGGTCCTGTGGGTCCCAAACCGCCAGTGTCGCCCTGTGAGCCTGTTGCACCAGTGGGACCGGCGGTAGTAGAAGCCGCGCCAGTGGGTCCGGTTGGTCCGGTATTGCCAACAGAGCCGCCTGAACCGGTTGGGCCAGTAGGTCCGGCTGAACCGGGCAAGCCTTCCGCGCCCGTAGGTCCGGTATTTCCGTTGTTACCTTGAATGCCCTGAACACCCTGAACGCCTTGCGGTCCGGTTGGTCCGGGATTGCCGATGTTGCCTTGAGCACCCGTAGGGCCAGTAGGACCCATCTCAGTGCTTGCCGCGCCGGTTGGTCCAGTGGGACCTGCATTCCCGGGATTTCCTTGCACTCCGGTTGGTCCTGTTGGTCCTGCAATTCCGGCGGTTCCGGCACTTCCAGTTGGGCCGGTTTGACCAGTTGGGCCAGTTGGGCCGCCAATGTCATTGATTGGGCCAGTCGGTCCAGTTGGACCGATCTTGCCAATGTTCATTTGTACGTTGAGACGTGGAGATGGAGATGTTGCCATGATTTTTACTTCACAATAATGCCGTCAGAACGGACAATGAACAAAAGGAACATAATCAAGTCATAAGCCGGTGTTGAGCCGTTAGCCGGATATGAAACCTTGATTCGCCCACTGAAGCCAACAGGGTCCACTGCATTGATTTCCAACTCAGGGTCGCTGTTGATTAGATTCCAAGCATCCGAATCAATCACCAATGTGCAATAACCCATACCAACATTGATGTTTGTGACGGGCAAATTGATTGCTGTAGGTTGTGGGTTGTAGTCCCGGATGTCAAAAGCAAGACCGTATCTTGTGTCTCGGACATTGGACAATTCGCGCCTGATGATTTGCGCGTCAATAGTTGCACCCGAAAGGTCTACTGGTTCGCCAACAGCGTCTGTGAATAGAATTTGCCAAAACGTTTGTTGGTCCCAGACCAACTCTCCGGCAAAAATTGCGTTGTCGAATCCACTGACCTGAATCAGCGTATTCTTGTTAAAAATCGCCATGGCAATTCCCTGTACTCAGTAAGATACCGCGCTACTCGCGGGCCAATGGTTTCTTGTCTTGTAATGATTCTAATCTGTTGGGTTTAATCTGTCGATGAAATACCATAAATCTTCGTTGTCATAAGTCCCACCGGGCTTGTTAGGTGACCATGAGGGATTTGGGGAAAGCAACTCTGTAAGGTTGTCTCCGTCAATCATGTATCGTTTCGGCATCTGCGGCAACAGGACATTACCCTGCGCATCTGTTTTGCTAACACTGGCCCTTACCCATTGTCCGGGTAATTCCTCAATGTAAACAATAGTTTCATATTCGACCTGTGCGGGTACGTCAATTTGTCTTGGCATATCAACCTTTCAGTTGGTTTTCTAATGTTGTAACTTTAGCAGTCAATTCCTGAACAGACTTGACCAATGGGGCAATCAACGAGATGTAGTCAATGCCGCCTTTACCGTCTTCATTCAAAATGTTCAAAGAGTCATTTTGACCTTGTATCAAAGGTGCAACTTGGTCGTGTATGAACCCATGTACTTTGCGCGTCTGACCTTTCATGTTGTATGTGTAAGGAATTAACGCATTTACAAAATTCAAACCCAACGTTTCCGGCTCAATGTTTTCTTTCAGGCTTCTGTCAGAAACAGGCTCAAGGTAAACAACGTTTGATGTTCCACGGAATCTGTATCCGCTAATCAAACAGTTGAAATTGATTCCTGAACCCGCCGCATTAGCCGAACCGCTGTCTGTGGCGAAAATCCTTGTCCACAATGACGCCGCATAGCCGCCTAATGAAGTCGCATCAGACGGACCGGCGGGGCCTGTTGGTCCTGTTGCGCCAGTAGTTCCTGTCCCTGTAGCCCCTGTTGGGCCGGTAGGACCCGCCACGGTTGACGCAGAGCCGGTTGGACCAGTTGGACCTGTAGGGCCTGTAGGACCGGCTGAACCGCTTGCGGCAACCCAATTACCTTGACCATTGAGGAAATTTCCCGCATTGCCGTTTGGTACGCTGATGTTGTAGCCGCCCCACTTGAAATAGCCGGACTGAAGCCACAAACCAACCGGGACAACACCGCCACTTACGCCAATGATGCCGTATTCGTCACCAGAGCCATACACGCCTGTTTGCCAACCCGAACCTACAACGCCAACACCTTTTGCTCCAAGGCCATTTTGCGCATACCCTAACACGCCAACGTTGTAAGAACCGCCAAGTGCTGTAGCTGTGCCGTACACGCCGACACGAATTGCTCCTGATACCGGTACTGTTGAACCTCGTCCATAGGACGAATAGTCAACGCTGTAGCTTACGCCGTTAACAATGATTGGGAATGCTGTTGACTGATTCTTACCTTCAAACAAAGCATCGCCATCAGTCTGAATGTCTGCACGGAAAACGCCGCTGTTGAAAAACACATCGCCTGTTGACTGCTGTATGTAGTATCCCTGAGTGCCGTATGTGCCTGACGAACCGTATGTAGGCGGGTTGCTACCGTTCCAGTTGTCTGAACGGATGTCTTGAAAAATGCTTGCCGCAATAGGGCCGGTCCAAGCAGTCGTGTTAGCCGCCACGCCATCGACTGTTACGGCATTGCTGTTGTATTTGCCTTGGATATACCAAAGCACTTGCCCAACAGCGACAGAAGGTGTTGTCAAGGTCCATCCTGATGGAGCCGTAGCACCGCTAGTCGGTGTAGTGAATGTTGGGGCCGCAAGGTTCTGTGCTTGTACTTTGTAGGCCGTTAGTGCTGTTAAACCATTGCTACCGTTTGTTCCTGTTCCTGTTGCCCCGGTTGCCCCTGTCGCACCAGTGGTTCCGGTTGGGCCTGTTGTACCAGTAGGTCCGGTTGGCCCTGTAGCCGCAACAGGGTTCCAAACCAATGCCGCGCTTTTTGGACTTAATGCGGATTGGCTAACATCGTTACCCACGTTGTAAGCAAAATAATATGTGCCCGCACCTAACACTTGGTTGGCGAATGTGTAATAGGTGTTGTTAGCGACCGGCTGAGAGTTTGCACTGTCTGCGCTTGCCAACAGTTTCCAATCAGCAATGACTGGTGTTGGAGAGGTTGTGTAATACAGATTGCCCCAAACAACACGACCAGTAGCCGGGATGTAGCATTGAACATCGAAATGCGGCACAGCTACATTAGGGTATCCGGTGACAGTCGGTGCTGACAATGGTGAAAAATAACCGGGAGACGCAAGGCCGCTGTTAGGGACCGGCGTGAATTGCGTAATGTCTTTGTCATCGTAAACTTGAGCGTTGTACTCACTCATCTCAAGACGTGCGCCAAGGCTTCCGTTAGGTAGTGCGACCTCATTGACCTTCATTACCCGGAACAATTTGTCTGTCCAACCGTAATCAGCGTTTGTGACAGAGATGACGTTGCCCGCGTCTACCTGAATGCCGTAGAACGTTGTGTTGAACGAAACAATCAAGTCCTCTCGGGCTTGTTCCAAAATCCTGTTAGCGAGGTAATGCGTCTGTACAGAGTCGTTCACAAGGTCAAACGAGATGCTGTACTTGTTCACTGGCTCATTAGGGTACAACAAGACTGTAGGGGTCTTGATGTTGACGTAGTCAGGCTGATCTCGGTTGCCTTTGAAGGGGAACTTGGCCTCAATCTGATTGATTGAACTTGTTATGTCTGTTGCGCTAACACGAATGTCGCCAACGATGTTGTCATCGGTAAATGCGTAAGCTGTTGATTCAGCCTTGTTGATAATGATTGACCATTTGCCTGAAACGGCCTGATACGCCATCCAACTGTCAGAGGCCGTCAAGATTTTGTCCACGTTACTCAGGACCGTTTCGCCTGAATTCAACACGCCATTGATTCTGTAACGGCGTTGTGTAGCAGGGTTGCCGCTACTGTCAGTAAACGTAATCAACTCATCAGCATACGTGTTGAGGGCGTCCCTTGTTGTTGTATCGAGGTATGAGGTGTCGATTGCCCCGCCATAGTACGGGTTGGTCATGTAGTCATACCAAACGTCACCGGGACGTGCGCGGTCATAACCCTTGAGGTATTGGCTCACATAGAACGTAAGAGGCTGAAGGCTTGTTGTTTGAGCCTCCCGGCTGTAGGTAAGTTTGACGATAGCAAACGCCAAGCCGTTCATTTGACGGTTGGCAGAGGCCCAACGTTGAGCAACAGCAATGTCAGAGCCGCCCATCAAGGTGCTAGGTGCTACAGAGGAATTAACAGGAACAATCGTCCCGGCTGAATTGGATTTGTAGAGGTTGATGTACAGGTTGCCGCTGATAGTTTCATCAGGATTGCCCGCTTCGTCAGTCAGGATTGTCACCTTGGTAAGGTCTGTACCGTCAAAAGTGATTTTCCTGTCACCGTAGTACATATCGTTGGTGTTGAAAGTAAACGTGCTTGTTGCGTCCTCACTCAGACTGCTCACAACCAAAACGTAATACATTTGTTTTTGGTCCTCTGTTAGGACCGCATCAACAAACGTGCCTCCCAAATACGCATCGCCGTATACCATTGGAATGCCGTTGGTAGTGCTTGGGGGAATCTGTTGTCTTACACCGTTGTCAGTTTGTGTTGGGGGTTCGCTACCGAATACTCGGTTCACAACAAAAGACAGGGCATAGGAAACAACGAAATTGGCTGAGAACGCCGCAACAGCGTATGACATACCCAATTCCATAATGCCATAGGCAATCAACGTGCTGACCATTTTTATTCCTTTGCGAAACTAGCACCGACAGGCTTGTAGCCTCTTGTCGTGTAATCAATCAGAGGGCCGTTTGCCGACACAGATGTGTACACGACATTGACCGTACCCTCTTTCAACATCTCTGTTGCGGTCTTGTCAAAAGCCTTCCACAGCCTCCCGCCAACAGTCCCATTGCGATGCTCGGGTTCAACCCACCAGAGCAACTCGTGTAATTCCCTAACAGACGGCGACCACACGTTGGATTGTTTCAACGCAATCAAAGCCCCCGTCATGTCGTTGTCTATGTAAATAAACCCGCGCCCTTGAATGATGCTAAACAACAGTTGTTCAACGTGTTGGGGAAAATGATTGTTAGTTTTCCCAAGAGCATCCACAGGGTTCTCAAACGAATACGCCTCTACGATTTCAAGCAACCGAGGTATGTCGTACCTTGAGGCCAGTCGAATCATGGGACCTCTCTAGCGTTTGTCGTTGATGAATCACTGACAGTATTGCCATTGCCGCCGCCGCTTTGAGTTTGAGTTTGTGGTGTACCGCCAAAATCAAAAAACTGGTTTGAAATTTCCTGTACACGGTCCATCGAGGTATCGCCATTGTGGAAAAACTGCCAACTGCTACTGTTGGTTTTAATCCCGGAAATTCTGTTTTCAAGGATGCGGCGCATTGAACTGCAAGAGATGGAACAAGTCGCTACACGAATCCGGGCTTCCGTGTTGAAGTCCTCAGTGATAGAAACGTTGTTGATGATTCCCTGATAGCGTTTAAAAAACTGCTGTGTAGGGCTTGTGATAATTTGGTTGTTGGAATCGAGGAACCCTCGCCAAACCTCTACCAAGGAACCTTTAATGTCATTGCTCAAAATCAAAGCAATGCTTGCAGGGTCAATTCCGGTCAACTGGATTGTCATATCGTCAGATGTAGCCTTAATGTCGCGCTGTACATCGCCAACACTTAGCAGTGCGCCAAGGTTGGAAAACACTTCACCATTGACCGTGACCGCGCCCGCCGCATTACAAAACGTGTAGGTGTCTGTAACAGGCTGACCGATGGACAGTTTGACAAACTCGGCATGACGGATTGAGGCCGAATTGACTGCGTAAATTGTTGTCATGTAATGTATTCCCTAAACACAAACGGTTGGTCCCATCGAACAAAAGCACCATCGTTCATTGGGTTCAAAGTATATGTGGGGCAAGCCTCTGCGACAACAGTAAACGTACAAGCATTGCCCAAATAAACAGTTGTCCCGGATGTAGGTGCGCCAATGATAGGACGGTGAATATACACGGTTGACCCGGCTGAGTCGGCAGTCACTTTGTATGTGTAGCCGTTTATCATGATGAAGTCACCGGCCTTGTATGTGCCGTTTGAAGTCAATGACAACGTCTGTGAGTTGGGATCAGGTGTTGCCGCCAATGTCGCACCTGTAGCTGTGCCTTGCATCTTTGTGAACCAAGACAAATTCGCGCTGTTGAAAATAATTGTCTCGGGATTTTGCCTGTCAGCGTTGTCAATAGACTGGATGATGTCCCGGACTTGCGGGTAATACAGGTACTCATGGGGCTGAACTGTGAACACCCAAGGCACAGCCGTCAGGTATTGAGCCACAGTGATGTAGCCTGAACGCGCAACCTGTTGACCGACAACACGCCGGTTGTTCACCGTCATGTTTTGTTGAATCTCAAAAATTGTCTGAAACCCCGCCATTACGACCTCCCACGACCGATTGCCAACGACTTGTTGGCGTATTGATTTGCCGCCCAAACTGCATTGGGACTGTTGAGCAACCGTTCCTCAAAACTCTTTGTGTCGATTGCGTTGATGTTGACGTTTGTGACGTTTGTACTACCGCCCATTGAACTTGCAAGGGCGTGATTAGGGATGATTGAGCCTGAACGGTTTGGGACAAACAACTCAGGACCCTGCTCACCCACGATGTAGGGCGCATTGCTCGACACATCGCCGCCCATAGCACGTGCTTTGAGGCCATAGCTTGAACCGCTAGACAGCGAATAATCCGCGCCCACCATAGAGCCGCCCGAGCCAAACGAGAAAATGCTACTCAGGCCACGGAACATTCCTAACACGGACGCCTTCAACTGGATGGCAATCAAGTCAGCGATGATGCTACGGGCAAGGTCCTTGAAACTCAGCTTGCCAGTCTTTACAAAGTTGTCGATTGCTGAGTTCATGTTGTTTGTGAACGCATTGAACACATCGCGGCCCTGATTGGCGGCATTGGTTGCGCTGTCCATAAAGCTGTTGTAAGCCTGTGTCCAACCGTATTCAAAGGTGCGCTGTGCGTCAATGGTCTGCTGTTTAAGACGGATTGTTTCCTCACCGGCATCCCGGATGGTTTGCACCATAGCCTCGATGACGGTTTTGTTTGTTTCGCCTTTGCTCATAGCCTCACGGCGATAGTCCGCAATCTTCATTTCGAGGTCATACCGTTCCATTGCCAAAGTCGCCTGACGCTCATCGAGCAACAACTGACCATTCGAGAATTCCAGTCGCTTGTTGTCTAAATCGGTGAGCCTTGCGGTTTCTTTCACTTGATTGGACAGACCCACACGGGCACGGATTCGCGCATCCTCTGCTTCACGGATTTGTTCCGGTGTTTCTTGCTCAAAGTCTGCGCCAATGTTCCCGAGTGAACGCAGATAGTTCATCTCACTCTCAAACATTTTTTGTTTGACTTCATACAGCGACTTGGCGCGTAACAACTGCTCACGGTCATAGGCTTCCTCTGTAGCCCGGATTTTTTCCGCTGATGCCAATGCTTTGGTTTGTGTAATGAGGTCCTTGCTTGCGTCATCACCCATTGACCGTAATTCGTTTGCCAACTTCTGGTCAATCTGCAAGAGTTTTTCTCGCATGGTCAACTGTGACAGGGCAAGCTGATTGTGTAGTTGGTCCTGATTCAAAAAGTCCGCTTGAATCTTGGCCCTCTCCATGTCCAGTTTTGTCAACTCGCGGGTCAACTCGACTTGACTTCGCTTGTTCATAGCCTCTTTGGTCATTGAACCTTCAGAGCCGGAATCAGCACCGCCGCCTACATCTGACGGGCCACTAGGTGCGGAACCCTTTGCCGCATCAGCAGAGCCGCCGGAGAAAAACACGATAGCCGCCGCGCCCGCCGCTAACAGCTTGATGGCGAGGCCAATGGGCGAAACGCCGCCCGCTGTTGCGTTGAACAAAGCCCCCGCCGCATTAGCCGCCAGTATTGCTTTGCTCAGTTCAAAGAACGCTACAGCAATCTTCATCACGCCCAAGGCAATACCACCCGCCGCCAAAGCCTGAAGAATCTTGAGGTATGTCTCAATCTTCACTACAGATGTGTCAGCGAATGGGGCCATCAATTGTGCGAAAGCAATTTTCAGGTTCTCAAAATTCTTGGCGAGGTTGTCGCTGATTTGACCCACAGCCTTGATGCCCTCGGCATACTTGTCGAACCGGTCCGCGCCCTGCTCCAAGACTTGTGACACTTCCTTGATGTCAAGCTGAATACCGGCCTTGCCAAAAAACTCTTTCACCAGTTTGGCCTTCTCAGCCTTGTTGGTAATTTGGTCAAAGCCTTGAGCAACCCTCAGAATCATGTCATACGGGTCTGTTTCCTTGATTTCACGGAACGTGATGCCGAGTTTTTCAAACTGAGCGACAACCTTGTCATTACCCTGTTGGGCATCGTCAATCTTTGCGAACAGGGTAGACATCATCTTGCCCGCGCTTGCCGCATCAGCACCCGCGCCCATAAGCGCATCCCGGAACGCTAGTGTCTGTGACACGGTGATTCCAAAACCCTCGGACAAGTCTTTGATTTCAGCCGTCAGTTGGATGGTCTGCTGAATGAGGCCGCCAATACTGACAGCCCCAATCACGCCTCCAAATTCCTTCCACAGGTCTGAAGCCTTTTTGAAGCCTGTGCCGAGGTTGTTGAAAGCTGTCTGTAAGTCTTTGGCTTGCCTCTTAGCCTTCTCAGTCGCTTGGTCCCACTCGACCGTGACAAGGCCAAGTTTGACCGATAGTGAACCAATGGTTGCCATTATTTTCCTCCCGCCGCTATACGGCGATTTTTAGCCCTTGCCACTTCAGCAATGATGATTGCAAGCCTACCCTCAAGGATGCTTGTAACCAACTGCGCGTTGTTCTCAAGGCTTTGACGCATGAAAGGCTGTCGCGTAACACGAGCATTGCCAAACTCTTGGGACACCGCAACAGGCTTTTTGTTTCGGTAAACGTGTTGAAACTTTCCGCGCTTGTTGAGGATGAAGTGGTCCCGAGTGTCCTCCCGGATGGGGCTGACAGAAACCCGGGCCATGTATTCTTCACCATCATAGTATTTGCCGGTCCTGTCACGCCTCATTGGGCGATGGACTTTCATGTAGATGTGTTGAGCCATCTGACCGGTGTCTTTGGGGGCCGCCGCTTGAGCCGCCTTCAGCACGGGTTGCATAGCCCTTGTCAGCGCATCACGCCACAAACGGTCGGTTTTTTGCTTGCCAATTTCCTCTTTGAGGTCGTTCATGGCGGCAAACAACTCCGGGAAACCCTCAACTGTGTAACTTTGAATCACCGCCATTGAATTTCTCCATGCTGAAACCGGGTGCTTGTGACATGAAACCGAACAAACCGTCTTGGACCTTGCTTTGCTCAAGGTCTGGGTTCTGCTCGTATTCTACGACCCAAGGGAAAATCTGTGTGGGTTTGTATGGGGGCGAATCGGGTTTTCTCATGTAGTTAAAAACCGCTGTTGTCAGGGGCGTGAGGGCCTCATAGACCCCTTTGCCTCCGACAACCCCATCAGCGTACATGACGCATATCAGGGCAAACGTTTCTTCGTCAATGTCATCCACCGACTGAGCCGTGTGCCCTTGGAAAATCATTGCGGCCCGGACTTGCTCCCGCAGTGACCGCCTCAGTTTTTTTTTGCGTCTTTGTAGTTGGGGCGAATGGCTGAGTCGATTTTCTCGATGATTTCCTTGATGACAGCTTCGGGAAACTCGTCAGCAATTTCATCGTAGGACTCGTTTATTGGTTCGCCTGTGGCTGACTGCAACAACCCAAAATATCGTTGCACCTGCGTGTGCCAGATTGCCGTTAAATGCGCCACTTGACGGATTGAGTTGCCTTCGACAACCACATCGTTGTCCGTGACCCGGATTTTTTCGGACTCGGAATTCAAGGCCGCCATAAACCCTTCGTCAGCATCAGCCAAGGTTTTCTTCAATGGCGCAGACAGTTCTTCGTAGATGGCGTCTACCACCTCTTGGGCCGGGGTTGAAATTTCAGCCGTCATTTCCTCCAGTTCGCGCTTCACCGGGATGCGGACCTTCAGTTCAAACGGCGTGTCATTGATGTTGATTTTGATTGTCTTGAAACGAGACGCACTGCGGATTGACTCGTAATCCTGACCTAGTTTTTTGGCAAAACTCATAGTGACCCCGGCTTAATCATGCGGTTGAAAATCGAGTTGTTCAGTCGATTCACATAGTCCACGATTTCATCAGGGGTGAATTTGTCTGCGTGTCGGGCCGCAATCTGATGAACGAGGCTGATGCCTGTCATCTTCTGTTGAAGGAACCCAAACCACTGTTTGTTGCCTTTTTCGGCCTCGGCAACGACATAAGCAAGGATGTCATCCCGGCTGTTTATCTCAAACGTATTCATATTTTCTTATCTTAAAAAATGCCCCCACCCGTTTTGGGCAGGGGCTAAATAGCAATCAGGTGTTGTTTGACCAACCGTAAGAATTGCCGCCTACAGGATGAATAGTGAAGTTGAACTTGCCTTCAGCATTTGTGTTCATATCCCATGTCATGCCGCCAACACGTGCATTGAATGCGTATGCCACGGTGTTTGTGCCGTCATACACGGCGACAACATAGGTACGGACAACAGAACCGCTGTAACCGTCTTCACGAATCAGCAACTGAGCCGTGTTAGCAGGGTTCCAAGCGGCAGTGATAGACATGGAGGTCACTTGGTTTTGTGTAGTGATCTTCGCGCCTGTACGTGCACCCGCCACAGAGTAGGCGGCAACAGCATCGTCAGCACCGAATGGAGGAATAACCTCAACGGGGACGAGAATGCCGTCTGTGCCAGTACCACCGGCGTCAGTGCCGATGATGTCTGCGACTTGGCCGGTCCAAGTAGCCAACTGTGCGTCTGTCAGGGGTGTTGGCGTTGCGCCAGTCTGACACCACAGGGTTGCTACATAACCGGGTAGGACTTGATTGATAAGAGCCATGATGGTTTCCTTTAAAAAGTGTGTTGAGCAATCTTGTCTTGTCAGGTTTGGAGGTACAAAGTGCAATCCATAAAAACTTGAGCCAAGTTTTCTTCGTTGTCATACCCGTCATACAGCCACATCACATCAGCCTTAGACAGGTAGAAGCCATTTTGGGGACTCCCAAACTGACCACTGTACCCGTGTAATGATTGTAGTATTTGATTTGAAATTGTGAAACCTCTATCAATACGCTGAGTGAAGACTGAAATTTGAAACACGGGTGTGTTTATACCGGTGTTGTTTTGACTTTGGCCTGTGTAGGTGGGCTGATGGAAATTACGCATCTGCCAAGTCACAAACTCAGGCTGTGTAGCAAAATTTCGGTTGAACACAGCGTAGACCGGGACTGTACCGACAATGCTTTGCAGTTGGTACTGAAAAGCCTCTCCAACGATGACAGGATTGAGTAGTGCCATTACACCGCCGTGACAGGGTCTGTTCTGTAGCAGAGGAATTTGACTGACATACGGTCATTGCCTTCTTTGGCATCCGTAATACGCCAGTCATGGCCTCGCCAACTGATTGAATGGAGGTTTTGATTTTCGACAATAGCTTTTGTATTGGGCGTGTAGTTCAACGTGAAGTTGACCATGTCTTGGTACAAACGATACTTGTCGCTGATTTTCAGGCTGTTCGCAACATCTCCCACCAGTGCGCGGGTCTTGAACCATTCAGCTTGTGTCGTGCTTTGCTCACCAAAGCCGTTCTTGCCAAACGTCAGGTTGTTGATTGTGATGTTCTCGTACCGCTTGATTGACATTTACATCACCA